ATCTCAGCGTGGGGTACTGGTATCACAGCTAAATGGGGCAAGCAGCGTCCCGTTGTCTCAAATCTTTTTCCTTGTTTCGGACGCAAGCCGTTTTGTGCTTTGCTTTGGAACCAATGATATTGGCGCAACTACAGTCAACCCACTCCTGATCCGCTGGTCTGACCAAGAGAGTGCGGTGGAATGGTCACCAGCAATTACCAATCAGGCAGGTAGCATCACCCTGTCTCATGGCTCGACCATTGTGACGGCTATCCAGAGCAAGCAAGAGATTGTGGTGTTTACAGATGCTGCTCTGTACTCGCTCCAGTACCTTGGCCCACCCTATGTCTGGGGGTCACAGTTGCTTGCCGACAACACCTCTATTTGCGGCCCAAATGCGGTGGCCTTGGCAGCGGGGATTATTTACTGGATGGGCGTAGACAAGTTCTACAAATACGATGGACGGCTGCAAACCCTCAACTGCGACCTACTCAGGTATGTCTACAACGACATTGCAAGAGATCAGTTTGATCAAGTCTATGCATCCACCAATGAAGGTTTTAATGAGGTGTGGTGGTTCTACCCCAGTGATGGCTCGACAACCAACGACAGCTATGTGGTCTTTAACTACGTAGAGAATGTCTGGTACTACGGCACTATGGCACGAACTGCATGGCTAGACAGCGGCCTGCAAGACTACCCAGTTGCAGCCACCTACAGCAGCAACCTTGTCCAGCATGAACTGGGTGTGGATGACGTTACCACGGGTACTGCCGTTGCAATCACTGCATTCATCACCTCGTCCCAGTTTGACATTGGTGATGGGCACAACTTTGCTTTTGTCTGGAGGATGCTGCCTGACCTAACCTTCAACGGCTCCACAGACGGGACAACACCCAGCCTGACCATGCAGCTTCTGCCATTGCAGAACTCTGGCTCTGGTTTCAACAACCCCAAGTCAGTCGGTGGAGATAGCAGCAGCGCAGAAGGAGTTGTAACAGCCACCCAGACCTACCCCATTGACCTAGACACCTACAACGGACAGTTGAACATCCGGGTCAGGGCAAGGCAGATGGCTATGAAGATCAGTTCAAACACCATTGGCACACAGTGGCAGCTAGGCGCTCCAAGAATTGACATCAGACTTGATGGTAGACGCTGATGGCACAAAAGAACGTAGTAGCCCCCCGGCTACCTAGCCCCCCACAGGAGTATGACCCTGTTTACATGAACCAACTGTTGAGTTTGTTGCGTCTGTACTTCAACCAACTGGACAACGCAGGGCCAATGGCAGGGTCTACCCAAACTAACGGAACCGATGTAGTATCGGGATTGAGTTTTTTCCCCACGTCTGGCACATCCCCCAGCCTGCCAACAGACGCCGAATTTGCCAGCTTGCGGATCGGGGACGTTTACAGAGACACCCAGAACGGTGTGATGAGCAACAACCAAACGCTTAAAATAAAGACCTCGTTATAGGACCAAACATGGCAACCACCCCAAATGGCATTATGACCCTCCCTGAGAATGATCAGATGGGGGCTCCGCAACTCAGCCTCAATGAGTCCTATGATGCAATGCGCCAAGGGCTCCAGAATGCACGTCCAGATGCTGCTGCGGACGTAAATTCCACTATGGCCGAGATCCTTCCGCAATTGGACGGGATGCCAGATGATGTTATTGACAAGCTCCTACAGACCGTACAGTATCTCAAAGACAACCCAGATCAGTATGCCGAGATAGTGGCCAAACTAATCAGTATGGGCGTGGTCAAAGAAGGGGACTTCCCCCCTGAATATGACCCGGAGTTTCTTGCCACCATGGGCATTGTCCTGTTGGAAGCGCAGCGTTCCCGCTCACAGGCCCCCTTACAGCCCACTGGTTTTGCCAGTGGCGGCCTTGCCGATGCAGCGCGGATCATGGCAGCCCAAGGCAGGGGCCGAGATTCAATGTTGGCACACATTACCCCCGGTGAGGCCAATTTATTGCGCTCTCGCGGGGGCATGGGAACCAGAAATCCGTCCACCGGACTACCTGAATACGGCTTCCTTGATGACCTTTGGAGCGGGGTCAAAGGAGCAGTTACCGGCGTTTTTGACGCTGTAAAAGGTGTTCTAAAAAGCCCTATCGGCAGGGTTATCGGCACTATAGCGTTGGGCGCGTTCCTCGGTCCGGGGGCCTTTGGCATTACTGGACTGGGTCTTGGGGCGGCAGCCGCGCCCCTTGCTTCTGGGATTATTTCCGGTTTGTCCGGCGGCAGCGCCATGGACATGCTGACCAGCGCAGCGACTTCCTATTTGGGTAGCGCCGCCAGCCCACTATCTCAGTATATAGGTGGGATGACCTCGGGCCTCGGACTTGGACCAATGGCCTCACAGGCTCTGACCAGCGGCCTTGTTGGCACTGGGGTAGGCCTGCTGACCGGAAGAAGCCTAGAGGATTCTGTTTCATCCGGCCTGCAAGGGGCCGTGATGAACACCGCCATGGACTACATGAACTCAAATAAGGTCCCTGTTTCAGGTGCAGACAGTGCCCCGGTCAGTGACGCTGTGGCCAAGCCTGTTCCGGGGTTAGCCGGGGACATTGGATCTGGTTTAAAAGCAGACAACTTTAAATCTCCGTATGCGTTGGAAGCCCCCGCAAGCGGGGGACTGGGTCTTAGGCCCCTCGCAGGCATGGAGGGAATCAACCCCAGCACAGGTATTAATTTACGAGGCGGTATTGCTCCTACTCGTGTAGCTGAAACTACTTCTGCTCCTACAAGCTACCAGTCCCCTGACCTGATGGATTCCATGGGAAAAATGTTTCAGTCGGGCAGGTTCATGGAGGGAGCCAAAGACACATTCTTTCCTTCCGGCCCGACAAGCGCACAAGTTACAGGAAGCACAGAGTTTAAAAATCTAAGGGATGCGGGTTTTTCTGCTGAAGAGGCTTTTAAAAGAGCGTCAGACACCCTATCCCCGGGCATGCTTAGGCAGTATGGTCCTTTAGCTGGCCTTGGAATAATGGGGCTAGCGGCCACTGGCGGGTTTGATCAAAAGCCCATTCAACAGTCCGCTGTTAATGCTAGTTTGACAGGGGGAGCAGGCTCCTACCAAGATCTGATGGCCAAGAACCCAAGAAAGTATTACGTACAAAATCTGCCGGGTGTTTTGTATGATGACAACGGAGCCATCATTGGGTATCAAGGGCCCGGTGGCTCCCGCCAGCTATATAACCAAGGCGGCGCTGTGGGCTACGCCGAGGGCGGAGAAGCCGCTACTTGGGACGGCCCTGCTTGGGGCCCAAATTCAATGGTCTATCCAAGCATTGCTGCGGCTATTGCTGCTGGCGTCCCTAGGAACAAGCTATTCAAAACAGCATTAGAGGCCTATCGAGGAAAGGCCAATGTGGTTACTCCGTATGTACCTCCAGTAGTGCCTCCGGTAGTACCTCCGGTAGTACCTCCAGTAGTGCCCCCAGTTGTACCAGTTGTACCTCCGGTAGTTATAGAAACTCCCGGTGGTGGTCAAGATAAAACACCCAATACGACGCCTATTGAAAACAACGGGTTTTTCTCAAGTATCTTAGGGCGCACCACGCAACCCGCAGCACCTGTCGAGGACAGAATAGCAGATGCTAAAACAATGGCAGAAATAGTAGGGATACTTAACGGTCTTACAGTATCCGGTGCGGATATATCCGGGGGGCAATTTGCTGGACCTACAGGCCCTTCAGCAGCAAACCCAATGTCGCAAGATCCAGCACAGCAGGCACAAGCAGCTACCACCACTTCTGGAATTGCGTCATTAAGTGCCAACCCTGATTTTGAAGCAAGACAAGATGAAGCGGATGCCGCAGTTGTGGCGAGTAACAACGCAGCAAGAGAGGCGGCTATAAGGGACGAGGCTGATAAGAACACAAGCACTGCTGCTGTTGCTACACCAACTGCCACAGCAGGGGGTGTGTATGTAGATGCAAAAAATGCAGCAGCAGCACAAGCAATGCAGGAAGCAAATGCGGCAACCATTGCGGGTTTTGGTGTTGACCCGGGTTCGCGTGATTCTGGTAGCGCAAGAGGTGGCGAAGGTGATGGCGGTGGCGGCGCAAGAGGTGACGGTGGCCAAGGGGCGACAGGTGGGGGCTATCAAGCCAAAGGCGGCTACATAGGCGGTTACGCGCATGGTGGCATCATGGGGCTTAATAAAGTAAGGCGGCTCTACGATGGGGGTGATGCTGCGGGCGATGGCTACGGCGAAGGCGCTGGAGCGGCGCAAGGCGCGGGTGTGGGAGGCTTTGGAAGTAGTGGTGAAGGTTACGGTGACGGTGACGCTGGCGACTATGTTACTGTTTCAGAAACTACAAATACAGCGAAGGGGACTCCTGCGTATAGCATGGCAGCTATGCATAATTCTCCAAATCCTATATTTGGGGGCTATCCAAACGCTGTTCAAGTCTCAAATGTAGACCAAGATAAGTCAGCAACAAGCAACACTTATGGTTATCAAAATCCGCAGCAAGCTGCGGATGCGTTTGCCTCGTTTGCTGCTGAACAGAGCATGAGAAATAATGACCGTGCCAAGGGCGGTTACATGGGCTCCAATGGCATTGCTTCTTTGCTCCAAGGCGGGTATCCTAGGAAGATAGGCGAGATAGCCGGTCCGGGGACCGGCACTTCTGATGACATCCCTGCAATGCTTTCCGATGGTGAATTTGTCATGACCGCAAAAGCCGTTCGCGGTGCAGGCAAGGGCAGCCGACGAGATGGCGCAAAGCGTATGTATGCACTAATGCATCAACTTGAACGTAACGCAGCACGGGGATAAAAATGGCAGACTATACACAAGGGGTTGATCAAGTAACACGGGAGGCCCCGTACATTGAGGCGCTTAAAAAGGCTCAAATGGAGGGGGCCAAAAGCCTAGTTGACACAGCTAACACCAATGCACTAGCAGGTAAGTATTTAAATCCCAACTATGAAGTAGCGAAAACAACTCAGGACCAAGCTGAAGCGATTGCAAAGGGCCGTTTAGGAATTGGGGCGTTCCAGCCCTACATGAACACCGCAGACGCACTTGCTAAGAGTGGCCAGACAAATTTAGCTAACGCCGCCACCACATTGGCTGGGGCCGATACCAGAGGCCAGTTTACAGCAGCAAGGGATTTAATAAACAAAGGCGCTAGTGCGGGTGATGCAAAATTAGCAACATCCCAAGGGTATACCGCCGATACCTACGGTGGCGCTAGTGCCGGTAACGCAAGAGATGCAACATCCCAAGGCTACACCGCTACAGCCGCTGACAGAATAGGAGCTAACGCAGCAACACTTGGCGGTGCGCCAACTGCTATGGCGCAAACAACGGGCTACAACCCCGCTCTTAATTACTATCAAATGGGTGGGCCAGAACGGGTCAACACCAGAAGTTTTACGGACCAAGGAACAGCAGCTTCCTACATGTCGCCCTACATGCAGAATGTGGTGGATATACAACAACGGGAAGCGCAGCGCCAAGCGGATATTGCTGCAACGCAACAACAAAGCGCTGCAACACGGTCAGGGGCGTTTGGCGGTGGGCGGGATGCCATCATGCGGGCCGAAGCTGCCCGTAACCTTGCTCTGCAAAAAGGTGACATTCAAGCACAGGGTCAGCAGGCCGCATATCAACAGGCTCAACAGCAGTTCAACGCTGAACAGGGCTATGGACTACAGGGGCAGATTGCCAATCAGCAAGCAGGGCTGACCCAAGGGCAACAAAACCTTGGCGCTAATCTTGGTGTTCAGCAGTTAGGCGTTCAAACAGGTCTTCAGACCTCTCTTGCTAACCTGAGCAACCAGCAGCAAGCTGAATTGGCAAATCAGGCCTTGAAGGGTCAGTACGGCCTTAGTCAAGGTCAGATGTCGCAACAAGCAAACATGCAGACCTCTTCTCAGGCGCAGCAGGCGGCTCTTCAAAACGCTGCTTTGGCCAGTCAAGCCAGTCAGTTTGGGTCAGCAGCATCCAATCAAGCGCAGTTGGCCAATGCACAAGAAGCCAATCGAATGGCGCAGTACAACGCAGGCAATCTACAACAGGCAGGTCTTGCAAATGCTGCTGCAAAAAATCAAGCTAGTCAGTTTGGAGCAGCGGCAGGCAATCAGGCGCAGTTGGCTAATGCAGCGGCCCAAAACCAAATGGCGCAATACAACGCCAATGCAAGTCAACAGGCCGGGCTGGGTTTGGGTTCTCTTGGAACGCAACAATTCAATATTGGCAACGCCATGGCACAGGGCCTAGGTTCTCTTGGAGCGCAACAAGGCAACTTGGCCACACAGGCTGCTGGATTGGGACAGCTTCAACAGGGACTCGGGCAACAGGATGTCAACTTTTTGTACAATCTTGGTAGTGCACAGAGATCACAAACTCAGGCGGAATTGGATGCGGACAGGCAAAATACGTTGCAGAAAAACATGCAGCCGTACCAGCAATTGGGTTTTTTGTCCGATATCTACAGTGGCGCTCCGACCACGCAAATGGGCACTACCATGACAACCCAAGCTGCTCCAAGCCCGTTCCAGCAGGCAGCCGGTCTGGGGATTGGGGCAATTACGGCGGCGGCAGGTGCAAAAAAATTAGGGCTGTTTGGTTAAAAATCTAAGGAAAAATAATGAAGGAAGATATCCTTAAACGTGCCATGTTTGCAATGCCGCTCTCCAAGGCGTCTCGGGGCAGTGGCATCATGGCCGGGTTTGAAGATGACATCAACGCCATGGACGAGGAGGACGAAATGCCACCTATGGCACGTACTCCTCAGAACCCTGAAATACTGATGAACAACCTGCGTGGTGACATGCGGTCTGTTGATGCGCGGTACGAGGAACTTGCTCAAATGGTAGGGGATGAGGCGGCTATGGCCACACCTCCTGAGGTCATGGCCATGTTAATGGGCCAGATGGGCCAACAAGGCGGCATTGGGGCACTGCCACAAGGCGCTGCTATGTCACCTCCACCCATGCCCGGCGCTCCGCCTACCGGCCCCATGGCCGCCGCTCCCGCTCCCGCCGCTCCCGCTCCCGCCGCTCCCGCTCCCGCTGCTCCCGCTATGCCCGCTGCTCCTGCTCCACCTGCTATGCCTAGTGGCATGGGGGGTGCTCCCCCTTTTCCGCAGGGCGGCGTTAGCCAGACGCCGCCCGGACCTGTTGGCATGGCTGGGGGCGGCCTACTTCGCAAGGGCGCACAAGCGCTTGAGAGCGCTATTGGCCGTGGCGCTACCCGTGTGGATGAAATACTTGGAAACTACTCAATGTCTCCGCAGCCTACTATTTCCCCGATGATGGGGCTAGATGGTAGGCCGGTCTATTTACATGGAAGAGATAGCCTTATTCAAAGTCCCGGTGGGGCCATTGCACCGGGAGAAGGCACACGTTTTACGGCTGGCCAATCTTTGCAGGATTTTCGCTCCCCTACGTTCACAGGGGGGCTTAAACAAGGGGTTGGAGAGGCTCGGTCCGCGCTTGAAGCGTTTTCTCCTACAGCAGGCAGGGTAGTGGATGCTGCTGAAAAAGTGGCCCGTCCGGTGGGCGCAATGGGGCTGGGCGCTGCCTTGTCGCAGACGGACGCTGCCAAGCGCATGTTCACAACTCCTGCGGGCTCTGCAAACAAGGACTTAGCTGCTCTTGTCTCCCAGATACCGTCCGGTTCTGGCCCGGGGCCCGAACCAAGGGGGCCTTCAGGCCCAGCAGAAACCATTATTGGCTCACCCTACAGCCCCGGCACATCCGAGTCCCTGTCTAGGGAGAGCCGTGCCAATGAGGCATTAGCGGGAGGGTCAGGTGCGCCAAGTGGGCCAAACGACCCATTCTTTGACCGTACCTCTGGGGATAGGGCAGCAGGACCAGCAGGCACGTCCACACTTGCAGACAGCATTAAAAAGGCCGTGGGCAAGAGGTCCTATTCGGACAGGGTCAAGGAGGGCTATGCAGAATTGCAGCCTCTGTTCGCGGAGTTCCTTGGTGAGGACAAAGAAGCGGCCAAGGGCAATGCCCTGCTCTTGATAGCCGATGCGGCGTTCAGGCTTACAAAACCCTCCCGTACTTTTGGAGAGGGCTTGGCAGAAGCTGTAAGCGACTTGCCCCGTGGATTTGCCTCAATTTCTGCACAGGACCGAGACCGGGCTTTGAAGGTCAAGTCCGCTGCGCTGAGTGGCGCTATGGAACGGGTGGGCGCGGAAGACAAGTACGAGCAGGCTTTGACCATAGCAGGTGCAAGAGCATTGGCCGATGACCTAAAACAAACTAAGCGTTATGCTCATGAAAAAGAGATTGAAACAATAAAGGGAACAAACCAAGTACAACTAAAAATGCTTGAAGATGCCCAAAAAGGTGGCCGAAGCCAAAGAACAGATGCCGGAGCAGGGCTGTTTGAAATTAAAGATGGTTATGGCAACCATGTGGGGTACGCTCTCGATAAAAATGCCTTGGAACCGGGGGGCATACTGCATTCCATAGCTACAAGCCCTAACTCATTAGACCCCGCTACTAACCCGTTTGTTGATAACTACGGACTGGCTCCCGGAACGCTGGTTCAGGACAAAGCGCAGCGTTTAAAAATTGCACAGGATATTGCTTCAGATGACAGAAACCTTGCTTTAATAGCGCGGGGCAAAGCCGTAGTGTCAAAGGTTTATGGTCCTAAGGCGTTTACGTATGACCTTGTTAACAGCATACTTGTTCCTATTGGGGTCGCTTCCCCTATTGTGGATGTTAGTGATGCAACCCTCACCTTAAGAAATATATTTAACCAAATGGGTCGAGAATCGGCAGGGGAAAATGGGAGAGTTTCCAATCAAGGACAGCAATGGGCACGGGATACTTTGAAGCAGCTTGATGACCCTGATGCGTTCTGGAAGGATGCCTCCTTGGCGGCAAACGCCCTTAATAACAGAGAAGCGGCAGTTAGAACTCAACGCTATGCCAGCGGCAGCCAGCTAGGTGTAGGAAAGGACAATCTGGTAATGAGGACCGTTCCTCTTGGAATACAAAATGATCCATTTGTTATACCGGCTGATCCTCAAAAAGAAGGTGTAATGGTTAATTGGCTCAAGGCCAACATAGGCTCTAGGGAAGATCAATCCCGAGTATGGGTCAAGTTCCCAACTGGTCAATCAGTCTCCCTTTCACCTCAACAAATAAGAAACCTGAAAATACAATGATTACCACAACAAATGATCGGGGGGAGAGGATTGACTTACTTACGGGGCAGCTTGTTGACGAAGCAGGGCAGCCGTCTTCTGCGCCGTCTTCTTTACCGCCTGCCGCTCCAACAGACCCCCGCAAAGCAGGGGGCATGGAGAGATCGTCCAACGTCTACGACAAGGTGAATCAACTGACGTGGGGCATGCAGTCTGCCCTTTTTGCCCTCCCTGATGCAGTTACCCGTAAGATTGGCCAAGGCATGAACTTGGACGAGAACGAGGTCTTTCAGTTCACACGTCTTTTTAACAAAAACCTTCCTGAGAAAATTGGCGGAGCCACAGAACGGGCCCCTGTCAATGCCACAGAGCGGTTCATGCGGGCAATCGGTGAAGGGGGAGGCATGTCTCTTCCGTTAACGGGGATACTGGGGTATTTTGCTGCTGCACGGCCCGCTGCGGCCATAACTGCTGTTAAAGATCTACGGGGAAAGTTGTTCCCGGAAACTCCGGGCACAACCCTTCTTGGTGGCATTGCCAAGGACGCCGTTACTTTTGTGCAGAAGAACCCACGCTTGGCTCCGTTTTTGGATGTCGCCTTTGGTTCGGCCAACGAAACAATTAGGCAGGTTGTTGAGGAGAACATGGATAGCAGCAACCCCAACAAGGAGGCATGGAAAGACATCATCCCGCTGGCGGCTTTTGCAGGGGTCCCTGCGGTTGGCGCTCTCGCTGCCAAGTTTCCTTCTGTCAGAGCAGCAGGGTGGTTAAAGGGCCAACTGGAGGCCAGTACCATCCAAGATATTGATGACGCTGTTTCAAAGGATCTTCCGGCCATATGGAAGTTGCCTGTTTTTAATATTGCACCGGGAATCTTTAGAAACAAGGCCGAACAAAAATTAAGGAATGTTTTTGGTCCAATAGCAAATAACAAGGAAGCTCAGTTAGCGTTAAAACTGATGGATGATTTTGAGAAAAGTCCCAACATGATCGGGCAGGGGATATTTAACTTTAACTACGCTGAAAGGACCATGGACCCAACGATGATCGCCAGAAGTCGAGAAGGCCTAGAGCGCTCTTCCGGAAAAGCCTTAAATGAGTACTTCGCCCGAAGAAACGAGAATGAAATTGCTTTTGCAAATTTGTTTGATACTTTTTCCCCTGCTACCCGCAAGCCCATTCAAGATGCATTTCGGGAGGTACAGACAGAGTACCAAAACCTGTTCACGGGCCTTGTTAAGGCCCAGAATGATTTGACTGCCGACGAGATTGCGTCTATCTCCTTGCGCCTAGGGCCCGAGAACGTGGGCAATCTTGGCGACGAGATACGGGGCGCAATCATGGGCCGCATGGAGATGAGTGCGGCAGGCAGGAAGCAAGCGTTGACGGACATGGGCCTGACCCGTGCATATTCCCCAGAAGGGCTTCCATTAAGCACCCGCGCAGGGGCCAGAGGCACTGGAGAGTCTTTGTTCCCCTCATCAAATATGGAATCCGAGGCGCTACGGATACTTGAAAAGTACCAGCCGAGTCGAGGCTCCGGGCCCACAGCAATTCCTGAACCAATTCGCAAGCTAAAGGCCTTTGTTGTGGCGCAGCAAAACATTAGGGACAAGGCGGAGAAGGATGCCCTAAAGTCACTTCTTGAAAATACAGTAAACGAGCAGCTTGCAAAAGGCCCTGAGGGTGTGCAAGCATATCCTGAGCTTATAGAAGGAATAAAACGGAAGGTAAATGAGGCAATGACGGGGCAGGCAACCCCACGGAAAAAAACAAAAAACCCTACTTATGAGGATATTGGACAGGGGGGAAAGCGCCCTGTTCCAGATCCTGAGACTGGCAATGTTCTTATTCCAATGGGCCCCCCGGGTTATTTCGTGACTATTAACCCGGGCAAGCTTCGTGCGGACGCAAGAATGATAGCGGAGACGAAGGGGTCGGTAGATATCAACATGCCGGAGGCGTTGGACTACCTCAAGTCCGCTCAGGAGTTTAGGAACACGGCAATTCTTCGCTACAACAGTGCTCTTAAACGGGGCGGAGAGACGTTTGCACAACGGCAGATTGACACAAGCAATGAGGTCTACAAAGACATAGAGAGTCTAGTCCTTAGTGCGCCATACACTTCGCAGTCGCCCGGTCCAAGGCCCATCGCCGGGGGCTTTAGAAACCAGAAACTAGGTGGGATGGAAAAGATTCTAAAAGAGTACAGGGACCAGTTTGAGCAAAGCCTGCCCCTGTTGATCTCCCAGAAAAGAATTTCCGGGGGACCGTACACGCTGCCCAATGAGGACGTGCTGACTAGGTCATTCAGCAACGCCAGAAGTCTGGAGCAGCTACAGGCATCCTTGGGCCAAGCCCCTGAGGTTGCTGGCCTTCTTGAGCGCGGCGCGATTGACTGGCTCAGAGGCAAGGGCGTTGTCAACAAAGAGGGCCTTGTTGATGCACAAAAGATCAGACAAGTGCTGGACAAAAACCGGGACATAGTGGAGGCGCTGCCAAAACAGGTGCAGCAGAAACTGCAAGACGAGTTGCAGCTTGCTGATGACTATGTAGCCCGTCTTGGCCAGTTAGACCAGCGGCGCGTTGCGGCCACAGATGACGCCTTGCAGAGCATGTTGAAACAAGCTGCACGGCCGGATGCGGACCCAAAGCCCACTTTGTTTAAAGCCTTAGAGGACCCGGCAAGCATGCGGGTGCTAGTAAATGCATTCAGCAAGGACCCAGAGAATTTAGCCGCCCTGCGCCGTGCTGTGTTTGATGTGGCCAAAGAAGGGGCTGTAGGCGGCGGTGCTCTGCAATCCTTTATGGGGAAAAACAAAAACTCCCTGAAGATATTGTTTGATGCAGGTCACCTTAAATACCTAGACACCTTGGCCGACATGCAGCGCCGGGTCTATGCCATGGGCCAGATCACCGGCAAGACCGTCGAGTTTGAGGCCTTGGATGAGCAGCTAAAAAGGGTCATGGGCTCCGGCTTAGGGGTTCTTTCGACTACCCTGAGGTCCACTAATGAGGGCAGGCTGAGTCCCACCACCGCCGCAATAGCCTTCCTCATCCGCCTGACAGGAAGCCTAGAAACCAGTATGTATGACCGGGTCATGAAGCATGCACTGGAAAATCAAGATTTTGCCAAGGCCATTGCCAATCTCAACAACCCCGTAGAGGCAAAAAAGGCAGTTGTTGCAATGCAGAACATTGGTGTGCCGATTAGTAAATTCTTTGCCACGGACATCAACCGGGGGGCCATGGGTTCAAGCAGGGACCAAGAGCAGGAGGCGCAGCCGCAAGCAGCAGCCCCGCCGCCCGTTCGGAGACCCCTTCCACCAGCACCGCCAACCACGGGGACCACCATTACCACACGCATGCCCATAGCACAGCCTAGGCCGCCTGCCAGCGCTGCTTCGCAGCTACAGATGATGTACCCCAGCATGTTTCCGAATGACCCCATCAGCGCCCTGTTAAAGCAGCGCCAAGCGCAGGCGCAGCCTCCAGCGCAGTAGGGCATAATCAGCCAATGCAGTTGTCTAGGGGTTCTCCCGCCCTCGACAATCTTCTAGCCTCACAGTTAACGCTTTGGGGCTATTTTTTTGGAAGTCCTCCAGTCGGCGCATCCACTTGTCGCCGTAGGAATCAAACTCCCGCCCACAGGTCACGAACTCCTGTATCTGCCCGTCTTGAGCAATCATCATGATGACCCCCTGCCGGATAGAGGTCCCATGCACCTTGTTGTGCGCTATGGCATACGCTGCCAACTGAATGAAGTAGTCCTCAATCCAGTCCCGCTTCTTCATCTTATTGGTCTGCTTGAAGTCGATGATTGACTCATCACTTTTGTACACCCCAATGCAGTCCGAGGTCCCCGCATAGCGGCCCGGGTAATACAGCGGAATCTCCGCACCCCACACCTCGTTGACGTGCGGGAAGAACTCCTCAATCAGCCTGTAACCCATCCAATACCCCTTGACCGCAAGCCACGTCCGAGGAGCAGGCAAATCCCGGTTCAAGAGCAGCCGCTCGACCACGTTGTGCATGTGTGTGCCCACGGTAGCCGCCTCGTTTTTGATGCGCTCTGCGGCCTCCTCACCAACCCGCGCAGCCCATTCTTTTAGGTGGGCCTGATTCTTGGTCCCCGACAGGATAGTGGTGACGCTCGGAACACGTTCAGATTCGTCGATTTCGTATACACGTCCATCAGACGTGTCAATTCTTTCCAGTTTTTTGTACACATAGCGCTTGCGAATAGGAATGAGTTGCATCAGATGAGCCAGTCTTTAAATTCTTCGCCAAGCACTGCGCTGGCAATATTGATCTTGTTCCGAAGGGCCTTGACAATGTGTTCGTCCACCGTGTCTGTGGCAATCAGGTCGATGTAGGTCACGTTGCTGGTCTGGCCGATGCGGTGAGCACGGTCCTCAGACTGTAGTCGCACTTCCAAGTCAAAGCTGTTGCTGTAGTAAACAACAGTGGTTGCTGCGGTAAGGGTTAACCCGTAGCCCCCTGTTCGGGGGTTGCCTACAAAAAACCGGAGATCGCTGCTAGGCTCTTGGAACTTGGTCACGATGTCCTGCCGGTCCTCCGCCTCTGTGTCTCCGTAATAAGTCGCAACGCTGGTCATGCCATGCTCCTTCATCAAGGCGTTTTTGATGTTTTCGATGTCACGCCTGTAGTTGGCCCAGATGATGACCTTGCCGCTGCACTCTTCCAAGACGTTGAGAAGCTCGGTTATCCGGTTGCTTGGCAAGTCCAACTGCTGGCCATCGTCCAGCTTGACATGGCCACAGACAATCTGATGCAGCCGCATGAGTTGGGTGAGCGCGTTGCTGGTGCTCATCAGCCCCTCCCCTATCTGTGCCAGCGCCATCAGCTTCATCTGGTCATAGGCCTTTTTCTGCTCAACAGTCAGTTCCACGTCCCTGCGGGTGTAGATTTTGGGAGGCAGATCAAGGCATTCCTCTTTGGTCACCCGGAAGGCGAAATCAGACAGTTTTTCTTGCAATTCCTCCAGCCTCCGATAGCCCACAATCTGCTTGAAGGTGTGCGTGGCCAACCGGCGTTCCAGAAGAATGGCGTACCGCGCCTGAAATGCGTAGTAGCTGGCGCTGTTAAGGCAGCCGTTGTCCAAAAACTCGCACTGCGAGTACAGGTCCAAGGGGCTTCTGGTCACGGGGGAGCCGGTTGCAATCCGGCGGTACTCCGCATCCCGGCCAACTTTAACCAAGGCAACGCTGCGCTTGGCCGCATGGTTTTTGATGGTGGTGCTCTCGTCTACCGCCATAAACGCCTTGGTGACCCGGAGAAAAGTCTTAGCGTGGGCCGTCCCCTTTTGTGTGCTGAACGCCTCAACATTCATGATCAGAATGCGGAATTCGTCCGCAGCTTCCAACATGGCCTCCATTTCCAGCTTTTCCGCCCTGCGGGGAGAGGGGGACCAGCAGGCCATGCGGTAGCTGACGTGCTCGGGCATGTGCTTGGGTATTTCACTCCTGTACCAGTTCTTGTAGACCCCCTTCGGGGCCACAATCAGCATGGCGTTGATCTTGCCTTTGTCGTAGAGCATTGCGCCGTTGTTTATCAGCATAAAGCTCTTTCCCGTCCCCATTTCCGCAAACAAAGCCGCATTTTTCTCCTCCCAAAACCGCTCTAAATAGGCGGCCTGATGGGTAAACGGCTTGTTTTTGAAGGGGTACTTCTCTAAGAACCAGTTCATTTATTTTCCTTTCTGTTGTTCAGGGCTTGACAAGTCCTGAACTTTTATTGTACACTACATGCACGTCGAAAGAAAGGATAACGTAACGTGAGTAAAGTTTACATCGTACAAGAGATGCCTAACCATGACATCGCTTCAGCCATGTCCTACGGGAAGATGGAGGTCTTGCTGCCGTCCAACACGCAGATTGCTTTTTCTACAGTCCCGGCCATCCGGCGGCTGCGGAACAAGCTGCGCGAGTATGGCGACAGTGATTTTCTCCTTCTGACCGGGGACCCGGTGGCTATCGGCCTAGCCTGCTCGATAGCCGCTCTCTATAACGCAGGCCGCTACACCGCACTGAAATGGGACCGACGAGAGAAGGTCTACATCCCTGTTAGGATTGACATCACTGAGAATGGAGAAAGAGATGAGTAATTTAAGCGATATTTTTGAACAAGACTCTAGTGCACTCACTGTTAAAAACAGTGAATTGGACAGTGTCGGGGCTCTGGCCAAACGGTCAAAGACCCTTGAGAAGGAGATCACTGAGTTGGAGGACACGCTCAAGGAGCGGAAAGAACAACAGCGCAAGCTGTTGGAGGACACGATCCCTGCCATGTTGTCGGAACTCGGCATGAAGTTGTTCAAGATGGCTGATGGCAGCCAAATTGAAGTCAAGGCCTTTTATGGGGCAAGCATCAAGGAAGAGAACCGTGCACAGGCCTACGAATGGCTCCGTGCAAACGGCTTTGATGACATCATAAAAAACACCGTGTCCGTGCGCTTTGGTCGAGGAGAAGACGAGCTATGCGACACGTTACTGAGCATTCTGCGTGAGAAAAACTACCCAGTTGAGCAAGCGCAGAAAGTCGAACCCCAGACGTTGAAAGCTTGGGTTCGGGAAATGGTGGAGCGCGGAAGCGTCTTCCCCACAGATCTTTTTGGTGCACACATTGGCCAAAGAGCAACTATCAAAACCGCATGAACTAAGGAAAACTATCATGGCAAAAAATGATGTAACGGTAAAGGCAGAGAACACCGCTGTCGCCCTCTCCATTGACTATGAGGGGGACGCTTCTCTTGGCTTTGATGGCATGACGCAGGAAGACTTTGCGTTGCCCTACCTGAAGCTGTTGACGGGCACGTCACCGGAATTAGGCGAGGTCGATGGCGCGATTCCCGGGATGATTTTTAACAGCGTCAGCAAAGATCTCTACGATGGCAAGAAAGGCATTCAGGTTGTGCCCTGTGCGTACCTGCGGCAGTACGTGGAGTGGGCCCCCCGTGGGTCTGGCAAAGGGGGTGGTCCGGTAAACATCTTCCCGGCCACAAGCGACATCTTGAGCAGGACCAGCAGGCAACCGGGCGAAAGCAAGGATTACCTTGAAAACGGCAATTACATTGAGAACACGGCGACTTTTTACGTCTTGGTGATCCATGCGGAGGGCTACACAACCCCTGTAGTGATCAGCATGAAGTCTACGCAACTCAAGAAGGCGCGGAAATGGAACACCATGATGATGTCCACAAAAATGCCCGGCAAGGGTGGGTTCTTTACACCTCCGATGTACTCGCAGATTTACCGCCTTTCTTCGCAGGCGGAGTCCAATGACAAGGGCAAGTGGTACGGGTGGGAGATTGAGCGGATTGGTGCAATTGAAAGCAGCGGCATTTACCAAGACGCCAAAGCCTTTGCCCAGAAGGTAACGGCAGGGGATGTCAACGTCAAGCATGACAGTGAATTTGTGGAGACGGATTCGGCAGTGCCGTTTTAATTCTTCTTAGTCTCCTCAGGGCCTATTCATACGAATAGGCCCTTTTTGTCCCTAACCGAGAAAGAAGATGACGGACATAACAAAATTCAAGACGATATTTGCTGGGCTTGACATTGCCTACGGTACATATCGAATAAAGAAGGAGCGGATCGATGGGAAACTTAATGGACAAGCGGTTGTGGTACGCAAGGCCCCTACTGATGCGCTGTGGGCGGATCACCTTAATGGTGTTGAGCCTTCCCTTGGCATTATTCCTATTCGCTCTGATAACACTTGCGTTTGGGGCTGCATCGATATTGACCAGTATCCTATTGACCATAAAGGACTTGTCGAAAGAGTAGCCGCCTTAAAGCTGCCTATGGTGGTGTGCCGTAGCAAGTCCGGTGGCGCACATGTGTTCTTGTTTACGCGAGTCCCCATCCCCGCACGGGACATGCAGCAGTACCTCAAGAATGCGGCTGCATTACTAGGCGAAGCAGGGCGGGAAATCTTCCCCAAGCAGGCCGAGATTCTTGTAGAGCGGGGCGACACGGGCAACTTCCTGAACCTGCCCTACTTTGCAGGGGACAGCGGAACGCGCTACGCCTTCAAAGATGACGGGACCGCCGCTTCGCTGGAAGAGTTTTACGCCCTGTACGAGGAACGGGCGCAGGGACTGCCCATCTCTTTCCCTGAGGCCCCCCGGGTAGCAGAGGCTCCCATCAAGGACGGCCCGCCTTGCCTACAGGCCCTTTGCTCACAGGGCTTTCCTGAGGGCACACGCAACAACGGCCTGTTCAATGTTGGCATCTACCTCAAAAAGGCCCGTCCCCAAGTGTGGGAGGATGCCCTTGTAGAGCACAACTTCAAGTACGTCCAGCCGCCCCTGCCCAACAATGAGGTGCAGGTGCTGATGAAGCAAATTGGCAAGAAGGATTACCGTTACAAATGCAAAGACGCACCCCTAAACTCCTTCTGCAATTCCGGCCTCTGTCGGACCCGAAAGCACGGCATTGGCAGCAGTGCCCCTGACGCTCCCCAGATAGCCTCCCTTTCAAAGTACGCCAGTGAGCCGCCCCTGTGGTTTTTGGATGTCAACGGGCGGCGCATGGAACTCGACACCGAGAGCCTGTTTACCCAAGCGTCTTTCCAACGCATCTGTTTGGAAAAGCTCAACGTGCTCCCTCCGACACTGCGTAAGCAGGACTGGGAGGACATGCTCAACGCGCTCTTGAAGGAGATGATTGAGACTGAGCAGATCACCGAGGCCAGCGAGGACACCAGCTTGACCGGGCGCTTTGTTGATTTGCTGGAGGAGTTCACCACGCACATGCAGCAGGCTATGGACCGAGATGAAATTCTCATGGGCCGCCCTTGGCTGGACGAGGAAGAAAGCAAGACATACTTCAGGATGAAAGACCTTGAGGCGCACCTCAAGCGCAACAATTTCATTGGCCTTACCGCCCCGAAAATGGCACAACGGATCAGGGACTTGAGCGGAGAGCCCATCTCGCTTTTCTTGAAGTCCCGCACCGTGCGCTGCTGGCGAATGCCCAAGTTCAATAAGCAGGGAGCACCGTTTGACACCTACACCACACGCAAAGAAGGGAGCCCATTTTGAGAAAGATTATTGGTTACGACGATTCGGTTATTGGCCCTGCCATGATCTGGCACAACAACACACAGGTGGAGGTGCTGGTCTACGATGCAGAATCCCTTCGCAATAAGCTGGTGTCCGAGGGCATGAGCAGGGAAGAGGCTCGGGAGTACATTGAGTTTAATATTGAGGGCGCGTACATGGGCCCTGACACGCCAATCCTTGTCTGGACAGAGGATGTATGGCTGTAATCAACAAGGTCTTCGGCCCTCCCGGCAGCGGCAAGACGACTCACCTGTTGGGCGTTGTTGACCGGGAACTCGCGGAGGGCGTTTCCTCACTGAAGATTGGCTACTTTTCCTTCACCAGAAAGGCTGCTACCGAGGCCAAGGAACGGGCAATCGTGAAGTTCCCCGGCTTGAACGAGAAGACGGACTTCCCTTACTTCCGCACCCTTCACAGCTTGGCCTTTCACTGCCTGTCGGTGCACCGGGACGACATGATGCAGCCGGATCATTACAAGGAATTTGCCCTTGAAGCAGGCATTGAACTCTCCCTCGTCCAAGAGGACGAGGATGTGGCAACAACCAAGGCAGACAACCCAATACTCAATGAGATCAACCTTGCAAGAATACGGGGCACGGACCTCAAGCAGCACTACAACCAAAGCGGCCTTGATATAGAGTGGCATCACTTTGAGTTTGTTGACCGCACCTACCGGCACTACAAGAACAGCCGCAGTCTGCTGGACTTCACTGACCTGCTTGAACTGGTTGTGCAGGAGGCTGATGCGCTTCCCATGTTGGAGACGGTGATAATTGACGAAGCGCAAGACCTTTCTAGGCTACAATGGCAACTTGTGGAGTGCCTAGCTAAAAGAAGCAAAAAGATGTATTTAGCCGGAGATGATGATCAATGCCAGCCGGGACACACAAAAGTCCTGACCATTGACGGCCCTGTCCTGATGCAGGACCTTGACCCCCAGCAGCATCGTCTTGTGTGTTATGACCAGAGGGGCTCTGCGGTGATTGGGACAAGGAGCGGGTTTGCCTTTAAGAAAGCCCAGCGCCCCCATACCGGGAAGATGTACACAGTATCCACCTCCTCGGGCCTTGCCTCAAGTTACACAGAAAACCATCACTGCATCGTGCGCTGGAAGCCGCTTCAGGAGGTTCTTCCTCTGCGTGTGGTCTACCTGATGGAAAAGGAAGGCAACTATCGCGTTGGACAGTGCCAACTTTTTAGGGCTGACGGCTGCGTTCACGCTTGGGTGCGGGCTCATGGCGAAGGGGCTGATCGCATGTGGTTTTTAAAGGTGGTGGATTCCCAAGAAGAGGCCACTTACTTAGAAAATTACTTCTCATATCGGTACGGCATACCTCAGACAGTGTTTTGCGCCGCAACGAACTCTCGGGTGTTTTCCCAAAACACCATTGATCGGATATTTAAAGATGTCCCTACTTACGCCCAAGCGCGACAACTGTTGCAGGACATGGGCGTGTCTTTTGACTATGCCATCTATGATAAAGCCATTATTCGTAAGCGTCGAGGCGGCTCTCAGATATTTACCACGCATGCAGCCTGCTTGATACCAGAGGCCATGCGTTTAGGGCATGCCGAGGGAAAATCTCTTGTGTGGGAAAACTTTTCTCTGTCTGTGCAGACTCAATCAAGTCCGGTGTACTCGCTGCAAGTAGAAAAGCATCACAACTATTTCGCGGACGGCATCCTGACGCATAACTGCGTGTTTACATGGGCCGGGGCAGATGTCAAGAGCTTTTTGTCCTTCTCTGGCACTGTCGAGGTCCTCCAACAGTCATACCGTATTCCAAGCACCGTCCATGCCTTAGCCGAGAACATTGTTCAACGCATTCATGAGCGCCAGCCCAAGACATGGCGGCCAAGGGACTTCGATGGCTCCGTCATGACTTACTCCCGCTTTGAGGACGTGCCCATAGGTGACGGCGAGTGGTTGGTGATGGCCACTACCAACTACCTGCTCAACCCAATACATGAGTGGTTCAAAAGCACGGGCCTGCTGTTTGAGCGCGGTGGAGTCAACAGCCTGCCCACCAGCGTGACAAAGGCCATTGCAGATTGGGAGCGCCTTCGTCTTGGCCAGAGCGTAGGCTCTGGGGCCATTCGCAATGTCTACCGCTACCTTGGTACTGATTTCATTGCAAAGGGGCACAAGGGCTTTAAAAACGGCCTTCCTGACATGGTCTACAACCATGCAGAGCTATGCTCGGACCACGGCCTACTGACCGCGCTTGTCTGGCATGAGGCCCTGACCAAAATCTCCGATGCCAACCGTGAATATTTCATGGCTGTGCTCCGCCGTGGCAGGAAGTTCTCGCCCGTGCGTCTGTCTACAATCCACGGGGCCAAAGGCGGGGAGGCGGACAATGTCCTGCTGATCATGGATTTGAGCCCAAAGTCCTGCAAGGAGTACGTTGTAAATTCCGACAACCTTCACCGCCTTTTTTATGTAGGGGTTACCCGCACCAAGAAAGCGTTGCATTTAGTGCTACCCAAGAACGCAGAAAAAGGCTTTCGGCTATGAGAACTCTCCCGCTGTTTCCCACCTCCACTGAGTGGGTTGCGCCAGACACCTTCCCCAACTTGTCCGCAGCCAAGGAAATCGCAATTGACCTTGAGACGTGTGACCCGAATCTTGAGAACTTCGGGCCCGGATGGCCACGCAATGACGGCTTTGTTGTTGGTTACGCCGTGGCAGTTGACGGTTGGTCAGGCTATTACCCCGTGGCGCATCAGGGCGGCGGCAACCTAGACAAG